AGTGGACAAAGTACAAGGAGCCTTGTGCGATTGGTATCGATGCTAGCAGATTCGATCAACATACAAGCGTGGCTGCTCTTAAATTCGAACATTCAGTTTGGAATGCCATATTCAAGTGTAAAAACTTGGAGCGCTTGTTGGGTTACCAATTGTATAATAAGGGTGTCGCTTTTACTGATGATGGTAAGGCTGTCAGATATAAGACGAATGGTTGTCGAATGTCTGGCGACATTAATACATCATTAGGTAATAAGTTGATTATGTGTGCTATGATGTGGTCCTATTTAGATGAGTGTGGAATAGATGCCTCCTTGGTTAACAATGGAGACGATTGTGTCCTTATTTGTGAAAAGGACCAATGTGCTAAGATTGAGAGCTCTGTATATGATTATTTCATTGAAAAAGGTTATAATATGACAGTAGAGAAACCGGTATATTGTATGGAACAAATAGTTTTCTGCCGATCACAGCCTGTGCTTGTGGGCGATTCTTACCATATGGTGCGCGGAATTTCTTCTTTGTCAAGGGATACTACTACCCTATTGAATATACAGGATGACAAGGCTCTTAGAGAAATGTTGTGTGCAGTCGGATACTGTGGTATGGTTGTGAATAACGCCATTCCTATTCATTCACGTTTACATCATCGTATGTATGAATTTGGAGGATCTGCAGTTGATCGAATGAAGCTCGAGAAATTTAATGATTATAATAATCTCGAGCGGATGGGTAAGCGTGTGATAACTGGTGATCCAATATTGGATGAAACTCGGATCAGTTACTACAAAGCTTTCGGGATTGAACCTCATAGGCAATTGCTGATTGAGGAATTTTATAATGCGGCAACGGTCTGTGCACGGACCGAGGTCGTAAAAGAACTCCCGCTTTTATACGCTTCCTTGCACATTAATAATTTTCTTCCAATCTTTAATTTATCTTAATCTTTCAAGCTGGCTTTTTTACCTTTAGCAGCATTAGGAGCATTAGGAGCAACAACTACAGCTTTAGCAATTAACAAACCCCAAAAACCTAGAAATAATTCTTATCATCTTACTGACGCTGAGATTACTCAACGATCCATTGATACAGCCAAAGAACACAGAGAAAATCGTACATTAACACCGCACG